TCCCCGGCATGTTCCGGGTGTCCAGGGTGATTTTCGTAAGGTCCCCAACAAAGTCAAACACCGGGCTGGTAAAATCCGGGCCTGATGCTATGGACAAAACCAAGGTTGCCTTACGAGCCCCCGTAATTTTGTCACCATTTACACGGATTTTAGAAAGAAGTCCTCCTGTTACGGAAACATGTGGACTAAAGGTGCTGACAGTTGCAACTGACCCCGTATCCAGATCAATGAAAAATTGGTCACTTTCATCCCCATAAGAACTTCCAAGAGACTCTACACCTTGGAAAAGTCCACTCACAACAGGAGAACACTGTCCGGTTGTATTCAAGATCCCCAAGCTAGACATACCAGCTTTTGGTCCAATTATGCTCGCCGTATACATGTCCGATGCAGCCAAGAAACACGGTACACCTGAAGAAGACAAGGTGCTGTTCATCACCAGACCAGTCAAGCGACTATCTACCAATATAGCAGAACGTTCTACTACCGGGGTTCCACTGATCTGGGGGGCATATCCAATGAAAGAGTCTTGGCAAATCAATCCCGTAAAGTCAAACTGAATGAGCGGCAGGGTAGCAGTACCCATCGGGGGATTCAAGAATTTCAAACTCGGACCTTGGGTTCCTTCCACAGAACCATTAGCCAGAATAGCCCCATTCAGAAACAAGAATCCCGTTCCGGTGATGGTAATCATCGGATCAATGCAGTGTTCAAATACTTCCAACGAAATCCCGACTAAAGATACGAGAGGGCAGTTTGCTAAGAAGTCCAAGATGGGTTGCGGGAAACCCCCACTAGGATTGAATTCAGGCAATTGGGGTGCATTGAAAACATGGCCCCCATGGTAGGAACCATCCACTACAGGCCGAATAATGACCGATGTAGTCCGAAGAACAGAAGCATTCAAATCCCCCCCAACCAACAAGGAAAAGAGGGGAGTGATGTTAGCCTTCTGCGGTGGCCCACCTGCTGCCAAGTGAATATGCTCCCGGAAGGTCAGGTTCTCATTGTACAAGCCTGGCTGAATCACAATCCAGAAAGGGTTGAGGGCTGAAGCAATTTCTTCTGTAGGCCGGGCCCATTTGGTAGGAGAAGACCGTCCGGCGCCGTAAGCCCAGTCAATGGCATCCTGGATGGTGCCAAAGTCCCCAAACCCAAGAGCAGGAACTTCTACCCCGGTAATGGCCATCGTGTCAGCATCAGTAGAATCCGTTCCAGGAAACTGAATTGTCTTTGTCGGGTCATTCGGGGGGTTCGTAACCAAGTCATCTTTGTAGCCCAGGGGCCGGTTCGGGTCAACGTAAAGAATCCGACCGGACACGCTCAAACGGCGAATTCCAGCCAAGATTTTCTGCATATTCGTGTTCAGATCATTTGCCCAACCAACTGTGGAAGCATCGTCAGGAACGTAAGGGGCAGAAGTCCGGCGTTCACCAGCAGCAACCAGTTTGACCCCACCGAATTTCGTCCCGACCCGGGCACGGATAAATTTCGTATCCTCTGTTACAGGGTCCCCCCGGTTGATGACCAGACGGACCAGGTAAGGCCCATCCCAGTCAACTGTAAATTTGCAGCTTTGAGCGTTCGGGGTATCCAGCACCGCACCCGATACATCATCAACGGGATCCCCATGAGCCCCCAGGGGGGTATAGGAAAGGTCCCACAAGTAGCTGCTTTGGTTGTCATCCGGGCAAGCTAACCGAACTTCGTCAGCACTGCGTAAGTCTTCAACACTGGTATTGACGACAGGCCCAACAATCCGGGATCCGTTGCGCCAGACTTCTACTTGGATATTGGCGGGCATCAGTTTTCTCCATTCTCAAACTCGGGACCTTCTTCTATGCCCCGAATTATAGACCCGTTACCTTACAAACCAGGCCGTTGCATCTTCCCCGGAAACTTGCCGGGGTTTTTGAACTCCAAGTCGATCAACTACAACTTCCCAGGATTGTCCTGAAATGGCTGTAGACATCCGGCGCCGAATCCGAAGGATGCTCGGGGCAGGCCGAACTTTAGTAGATGGGCCTGTAGCGACACCTACCGGTCCCCCGTTCTGTTCTAAAACGGTCTTGAGCCGGTAGCTACCTGCATTCGGCCCTGTAGCAAATGTCAAAACTTCCCCATCAACAGCCAAAGCCCAGTTCTGATTGACATCTTCAATCACATCACCCAAAACCGTAGCTGTCCCTGTCAAAGATGAAGGGGAAGTCGTGTATGCTCGGGCCGTTGAATCATCCCCAACCGGAAAAGTCCGAATTTCCATAACTCTGTAATAACCCGGAAATTCTTCCTCCGTTAAGGAATTGGTAGCACCCAACCGGCCATCGTTGACTGAGTTTGGGCCATCCAGAATCCGAAGCGTTGCTCCAGGACGGATTGCCGTGAAATCCCGTGCAGGGTCACTGAACAAAGCCCGATCTGTTAAAGTCACCCCTGTTGTGCCGGTCATCCTGGCAGCACCAAGCCACCACCTACGGTAGTCCTGGTAATGGTAATCCTTCATGTCGAAGGACCAGGTATCTGTAAACAGATTTCCGAATGTTTCCCGGAATAACCAACGCCAATCGTAAAGCGTGTGCCCAGGCTTCAATGCCCGAAGAACAATCTGGGCATTCCTAAACAGGGTGAATGGGTCGTCGGGGAATTTCCACAGTTGAACTGGTACACCATCAACATCCACCGTGCCGTTTTCCTGGCTGATGTTGATTTCAAAGGTGAACTGTTCATCCGGCCCCCAGGCCGACTGACCTTTCAGTTTCCGGGCTTCAATGCCGCACTCAATGATCTCCACAGTGGCATTGGTCAAAAGCTCAATGCCTTGTTGAATCGTCGCCTTCTTTGACCCTTGAAGGAGAAGTTCCACCATCCGGCGAAGGAATGCCCTGTAGCTCAAGTCACCATCAATATTCGGCCAACCATCGGTCTTGGCATCTGGGAAAACCAAGGCCCCAACGATTTGCCACAAATATTCAGGCCGGGTAAATTCATGGAACGAGTCTACAAAAACTTCTTGGGCCGTGATTTGAAAATCGGCAATCCGTTCAGCCATAGCCTGAAACTGGAGGGAATGGAAAGACCCCTGAACCTGACCAACATAATTGCTCGGCAAGACCTTCCGGAACACGGCCATGATATGGTCAACCTGATCCCGAACAACATCCTTACGCCCTTGGCTGTCTCCAATAGGGGAAGGATTCTGCGGTACGAGATCCGGCAGAAACGTTTTGTTGTCCGGTTGGTCAACCATTAAGAACCGTTCTCTGGAACTTATCTACCTTAAAAGTAGTGTCCAGTTCCTGCTTCATCGGCTGAGTTTGGCCCTCAAATCCTCCACAGGCGTTAGTGGCCGTAGAACTTACGGCCAAGTTTCTTAAATTGACCGAGGCATTCAAATCCCGATCAATCACTGAACCACATGAATCACAAACAAATTCCCGCTCAGAAAGAAGCAAGACTGATTTAACCGAACCGCATTCTGAACAAAGTTTACTTGAAGGAAACCAACGGTCTGCTTCAACCACAGGAACCCTTGCCCAACTGGCTTTATACCTGATCTGGCGATGTAACTCCGACATGGCCGCATCAGATAACGCTTTAGCCAAACAGTGATTTTTCATCATTCCTTGAACATTCAAAGATTCAATCCCAATCAAGGCCGAACGCTTGATTATCGCATCCGAAACTTTATGAAGCGAATCTTTCCGGACATTGGAAACCTTCAAGTGCTGCTTGGCTAACTTCAGGTTTGCTTTCTTTCGGTTATTCGATCCTTTCTGTTTTCTAGTTACTGAACGTTGAAGAAACTTTAGTTTCTTTTCAGCCTTCTTCAAAGCCCTTGGGTTCTCAAAGATCGTCCCATCAGAAAGGGTTGCCAAAGTCTTGATTCCAACATCAACCCCAATAGTCTCAGTGCCGGATTGTCTGAACGGTTCTTCTTTCGTTAAAATAGATACAAACCAATGCCCAGCACGTTCAGAAATAGTTGCCGAAATGACTGTGATATTGGTTGGGAAATAGTTGGCTTCCTTCAACCGAAGAGTTCCCAGATGGGGAAGCTGAATTCCTTTTTCAAAACAACGAATATAACCATTCAGTGTAAAGGCTCCGATCCCCTGTTTACGGGACTTAAACTTTGGAAACCCTTTTTTCACTGATCCGTTTTTACATTTACGGAAAAAGTTCTGGTAAGCCTTGTCAAGATGCCGAAAAGCATGTTGCGGAACTTTGCTTGAAGTTTCATACAGCCAAGGTAACTCAATTTTCTTTAAGACAACCAATTCTTTATGGAGATCAATTGCTGATGGGGTTTTTTCTCCTGCTTGATATGCTTCTATTTTCCGACGGAGACCCCAATTATAGGCAAACCTCGCTACCCCAGAATGCCGGAGGCAAGCCGTCTTTTGTTTGTTGTTTAGGTCCAATTCTGTCTTATAGGACTTCATTTAGAATCTGTTTCCTACGGTATCAACTACTCCTCTTGCCGCCGCTAACCTGGAAAGAAAAGTCGGGTTCCTCATCATAAGTGAATTCCAAGTCCCCCAAGGTCAGGGTTTCAATAGGGCCAGCAATGATGTTCTTAACCCCAGTATCCCCATGCACCATGTAGTCGACTTTCCACAAGCCTATTGTCGGGCTTGTCCCGGTCGGGAGCACTACAAGAATCTTGCGGGCGGTCAAGGAAACCCTCCATTCAGCAATTTCAGCATCAGTCCAACTAGGCCGAAGGGCCTTCAAAGTATCATCATCACTGTATTTCGGGATTGAAAGCCCCCCGTTCCCGATGATGAAAGCACCCCATGAAGTTCGGTTCAACGGAACCCCTGAAGCATCTGGTGGGGTGTCCCAAAGGGTCAACAGGGATTCATTGAAGTACACCGCCCGAGATTCCCAGAAATCCCCACCACCATCCAGAGTCCCGGAATCCAGGGGGTCTTCCAAAAGGAGAACATCATTTAAAGAAGTTGACCAATCAGCAATTTTAGTCCAGTCCGTCTTGGTCGTTACGGTTACTTCTTCAAGAATGACCTGGGAACCATCCGACTTAGCCAGCTTCGTTACCGGCAAGACCGTGTAGGCTACGTTGGAAACGGTTCTGATGGTTGTATCAATGTCGGATTGACGAACAGGGGTGCCCATCTTGAAAGTCCCAAACAACCGGGCCAAAGCCGTCCTGATGGAACTGTCTACTACCGAAGCATTAGAATTCTTTTTCAAAACGACCGTTGCCGTGATATCTACCCCGGTCTGCGGGGATTCTTTCGTCAGAACATCAGCGGTGGCATGGCGTTCCGTATCTAAGGTATCCTGGGATGTAGACACAATGGAATTCACCGTATAGGTCACGACAAAGTTCTCATCATGTTCATAATCGACCAGAACTTCCAAACCTTCAGTGATTCTGGATAAAGCTGTTGTTTTGATTCCCAAAGGGTTATCCCCAACTTCAGGAACAAAGGTGAAATCCGGTTCAACCCCAGGCTGGTAAGGGCTCCAGTATTGAATTGTCCGATCCAAACTCCACACCGATACAGTAATCGGATTGATTCCTAAACTAAAAAGCCATTCCGTTCCCCCAAGCATGACATGGTGTTCATCGGTAACTGAAATGGGGTTGCCGGAAGGAATCTGTAGAGGGATCTGGCCAAGGGGCTGAATCACCTTCATGTAATCCCCGGCCTCGGTAGACCGCCCCAAATCCAAAGGTTGGCTGCCTGCAAACAACTTATAGTAATCGGCATTGACTACCGGAGTTGCTTCCCCCACAAATTCCGTGATTTCCCGCACGGGTTGCCGACTGAACACATGCTTGTTACTGGTCCTCCACCGATAAGACCCAACAAATTTGTCCGTCAAGGCAATGCCAAGCGGGTCATTCAAGGCAGAAGAAAGCTGAATCGTATCGGGGGGGAGAATGACCACATTGGTCAGGTCAAAGACCTTTCCCGTTCGGGCATCTACGAATTCGTACCCCCAAGTCGGCACATCAAGCATTTCAATGATCGGGTTGTCGGGTCCGATGTTAGGATTGACGGCCCGGAATTTCAAATCGGACAAGGCGCCGACCGGCTCAAATTGGCCTTCATCCATTTCCACAATTTCAAAAGAAAAAGCGAAAGAGTCCTGAATGGTGGCCATGTTCTCCCCACGCATCCAGACATCAACTTTCCCGCCCGTGTGCTTGCCCGTAGTTGGATCAATGTCCCGAAGCATGAGGGAATGTCCAGCATCGACAACCTTGGCTTCCAACACCCCTGAAATATCGTTTCCGCTTTGGACATACCCCCGGTAGGTACCCGTATCCACCGAAGACAAAACCCCATCAGCCCGGGTAGCAAGTTGCTTGTTTGTTTCGGTATCAGACCCCCCGAATGTCGGGGAATCGTTGTAGCAAAGAACCCCCGGAGGCCCCCCTACCAGGCTCCGAATCTGCCCTGTAGCAACATTCCCAACCAAACCGGGGGTTGCTGCCTGAATGAACAAACGAACGGCCCAGCGGCCTGTCTTGGCGCTGAAAGCACCCCCAGAACCGAAGGGGGTGATGTAACCCGCTGAAGTCGTCAAGAACTGTGTTGAACTTGCTGTAGCTACCTGGCCCAGAGAGATGAACTGGGACACCGCAGGACGAGACGGAAGATAACAGAGCAGTTCCCCTCGTGCCCGAGTACCGTACTTTCTCTTGATACCCCGACGAGCAGCTATGTGGTCAAAAGCATTGTCAATCAAGTCCTGAACATCCGTATCGGAAGTCAAGTAGAAGGCTTGCTTCAAGGCTTGCTTGTACGGAGACAGATTCACGGCTATGGATGTCCCCGAATTGGTCGGGTCATCAACAGCTAAGAGGGTAGAAAAGCTCTGTGCCGCTTGAATGAAACCGATAACGAACCTGAGCCGTTCCGCTTCACTGGAGAAAGGATCCAGAACCGTATCCCGGTAAACCGAACCGGCCTTGACATCCACTTCGGGATGCGTCCGGTAAATGGACAGAACCGTATCCCGAACAATCTGTTCCCGGGTAACGGTTGGTAAGGCAGAAACCATCGGGCGAACCGTCAACGGGGCAGCCGCTACCTCCGATGAGAAAGAAGATTCATATTCTACACCATCAATCAGGTAAATCGCTGTAGCAACGTAATACAGAGGGTCGGTATCAGGAATGGCATTGAATTCCGAATGCTGAATTGTCGGGTTTGCTGAAACGGCTGAATTGTTAGCTGTCCGGCTATGGGAAAATTTGAAACGGGTCGTTTGCTGAACCGAACTGATCGTCACAACCGTCCGGATATGCGTCATCATTTCCGAAATGGTTGTAGCCTGGTTGCAGTCCGTTTGAATAACCGTACCTGCCCGGTCGGTTTGTTCTTGCTGAAACCGAAGAAGCAGAGGTTCGGCTGCAAGCGTCCCATCTTGATTTGTCGCTACAGGGGCATCAACGGTCAATTCAGACATAGCCTGAACATCTTCAGCCGTAGACCCTGAAATGATCGGTTGGGGGGTCAGCCGCAGGTAGCCATTTGTCCCACCCCCAGGTGAAACTGAAGCATAAAAATGGTAACCCGTTACGTTTGGATCCGTCAAACCGTCAACCCAAACATCCACATATCCATCAAGGCATTCAACGAAAATACCCGAAGGCGCCGTTACCCCAGACTTGACATCCCGTTCCAAAGAAAGCCGGGCCAGAACCGTCCCAATAGGGGAAACATCCCCGTTTGACATAATGGCCCGAACGTCAATCTTGTTGTCCCCAGGCAGAAGCTGCAAACCATCCGGCCAGGCTACAGCATTCGGAATGGTAAAACTGGTTCCTTCAAAGGCAATCCAGTCCGGGTCGGAAGTGAACCCACCACCCCGAATTGAAACCTGCATGTCCACGGTATCGGCATTGATCGTACCCGTGAAAAACCGGTACGAAAGATCCGTCGTGAAAATGAAGGAATCCCGAAGCACATTATCGGGACCGTAAAATTGCGGAGTCCTCAAGTCAATTGCCATTTTTCATCACCCTACCGGAAGGCCATCAACAATCAGTTGACCAGGCAAGGAAAGCCTGTCTGGCCCAAGACCAACAGCTTCAGTACCGAGCATCAGGCCATTGCTGCCCATAAGTGCTATAGCACCTGGGGCCGTATACACAATATTCAACGTGATCGGTTCCCCTGAAGCATTTTGAACCGTGACATCAACCAACCACGTTGAAGGATCCTGTTGATGGGGGGTCGCCTGAACAGCCAAGATTGCATACAAGCGTTCCTTGTACGTCACAGCCTGATACTTACCCTGCTGATCTTGAATATTCTGGAATTTCGTCAAAGCCGACCGGACATCCTCACTAATGACCGCCGACATTCCCCCAACTGCCTTGGTTCCAATCCGACTCATCAAAGAAGTGCCGTACCATACATTGTAAGGATTGCTGCCCTTTTCAGTCAGAAGAATTTTCAGGCAAGCCTGGTAAAGCAGGTTCTCATTTTCAACCCGAATGATCTGACCATCTTCTCCAAAGCGCCAGTCATTTTCTACCCCGACCCCCCCGCACCGCAAGCAGCGTTCCCGGGGAACCGTGTAGGACACCTTGAAGACCGGACCTTGGGCTACCGGGTAGTCAAACATCGGATACCTATTCGTAATCGTATCCTGACGAGTTTTCAAGCTCCAGCTTGGATAGACTTGGCGCCCCCGGGCGATCCGTTGCCTGTTGCCAGGCCCACACGAAATTGAACCGAATCCCAGGGCATAAGCTGCGGAACCATCGACCCGAACATAAGAATCCGGCCCGATGGTTGAAGTATCGGAGAAAACCAGGTGCCCATTTACATTCTCAAGGGCCGCTACCTGGAAATTAGCTTTCTGGAATTTCTTGATAACCTGATCGGTGGTGAACCGGGAAGTCCCAGTAGCCACCCCCAAGGCAACAGTCTCCGACCCAGTAGGGGTCGTCACAATCAACGCATCATCCCCGGCTATGATGTCAAAGGGGCCGGACACTGTACCGTACAGTTGGGCCGGAACAAACAATCCCCCTTGAGGGATGTACACTTCATCATTAGCGGTAATACGAACAGACCCAGCCAAAGCAATAGGCTGACGAGTCGGCAAAGACTT